TGGTGGAGGATTCATCGGCGGGCATATGGTTAGTCGATTGAAGAGTGAAGGTTATTACGTTCGTGCTGCAGATAAGAAAACACACGAATATAAAAATCTAAATGCAGATGAATTTTTTCTTGCGGATCTAACAGAACAAAGCGAAGTTCGGCGTGTCATCAATAGACATTTCGATGAAGTGTATCAGCTGGCTGCAGACATGGGTGGCGCTGGATACATCAATACGAATCTTTATGACGCAGACGTTATGCATAATAGCGCAAGCATTAATCTAAACGTACTCCATCGATGCAAAGAGATGGGAATCAAAAAAGTATTCTTTAGCAGTAGTGCTTGCGTTTATAACGAAGAGTTGCAGTCTACGAATGAGAACCCAGACTGTAGAGAAGCAAGTGCTTATCCAGCACATCCAGACTCAGAGTATGGTTGGGAGAAACTATTCTCTGAGAGACTATTCCATGCATACAATCGTCAGCATGGAATGCAAAACAAAGTAGCGCGGTTTCACAATATCTTTGGTCCGTACGGCACATGGGATGGTGGTAAAGAAAAGTTTCCTGCTGCTGTTTGTAGAAAGATTGCAAAAGCAAAAGACGGTGATGAAATTGAAATTTGGGGTGACGGAGAACAAACAAGAAGTTTTCTATACATTGGAGAATGCGTTGAAGCTGTTCGCCGTTTGATGCAGAGTGAAACATTTCATGGTCCAGTAAACATTGGCGCAGATCAAATGATTAGCATTAATGATACAGTTGATCTTGTTGCGAAAATTGCTGGCAAGACAATTCGCAAGAAACACATTGATGGTCCGACTGGTGTTCGTGGTCGCAATAGCAACAATGAATTGATTGCAGAAAAATTGAATTGGTCTCCAGAACAAAATCTTCGCGAAGGTCTAGGGACTACATACGGTTGGATTTATGAGCAAGTGGGAAAACAAAAATGAAAACTAGAGTTCTATTTGTTACACAAACACTTGGAGCAAAAGCTGCTTGTGGAATTGGCTTGATGGGCGACGTTACTGGTAAAGTGCTATTGCAACATCCAGGATTACATTTCGATATGATCTACACAGATAGTATGCATGAAACGCAAGAAAGAATTTTGTCGTTTGATCCGCAAGTTGTCATTTACAATTATGCTCCAGGTACTACTCCGTGGATGGATCATCCTCAAATGCGAGCGCCATTTCCACATATCAAACATGCGAGAATCATGCATGATATGAGTCAGCCAATTGCTGATTCGTTTAGACCAGAAGCAAATCATGGTTGGCAATTCATCATCGCAGATGATCCTAGCGTGAAAGAAACGAAGCATGTATTTACAACGAATCGTTTATTGCCAGGAGCGCCAACAGTATCTTATGTTGAACCAGAAAAACCAATCATTGGATTTCAAGGCTTCGGACCTCCACACAAAGGTATCGCTAGACTCGCACATAAGGTGCAAGAAGAGTTTGATGAAGCAACACTAAGATTGCATATTCCTTTTGGATTCTACGAAGATTTGATTCACGGTTACAAAGGCAGCAATGCATATGCTCGCGCAAACGAAGTGAAGCAAATCATCACAAAACCAGGAATTGATGTTATTATTACGCACGACCTTTTAGATACGCAACAAATTATCGATCTATTAGCACAAAACACTATTAATTGTTATTTCTATGATTACTTAGATGGATGTGGATTAGCAAGTAGTCCAGACTATGCATTGGCAGCGAAGCGACCAATCGCGGTAACAAGAAGCCATCAGATGCGGAACTATTGGGATCTGGAACCAAGCGTATTGATTGAGAATAGTAGTATCAAGCAGATTATTGCAAATGGAACTACTCCTCTAGAGCCATTATATAAAGCGTATAGCAAAGAGAGTGTCTGGCAAGATTACACTCGCGTGGTAAACGCAATGTTGACTTCAGCGTAAGAGTCTGTTATACTTGTCCTTTCTTCAATAGGAAAACTATGAATCTTAAAATTCTAACTCAGAAAGAGTTTGAAGGAGAAATCAAATCCTTGCAAAAACAGCTACAACCGATTACAATGTTAGACACAATTCTAGAATATTGCGAACGGAAGAAAATCGAAGTAGAAACTGCGGCAGCACTCATTACGCCAAAGATGAAAGCGACGATTGAAAGCGAAGCAATGAAAGCTAGATTGATTCCACAAAAAGCAAGATTGCCACTAGAAGAGGATGATTAAACTTATGGAACCAGAAGTAAATGACAGAGTTTGGGTAATTACTCCAGAACACAAAAAGTGTATTAATGACATTTGTTATTGGAGAAAGGACAACTACATGGTTCAACAAAACATGGGTTGGCGTTGGGGTACGTTTACAGTACCAGCACCAGATGATCTTACCATTGAACAATGGTTAGCATCATATGATTCAAGTGTCGGAACTGATCTATACGAAGACTTTGGTGATGTATATGATTTCGAAACACAAGATGGTGTTTGGGAAGATTGGGAATTTCCGAGCAACATGACAGAAGAAGATAGAGAAGCATTCAATTCAATCTATGAAGAAGATGGCACATGGGGATTAGAGCAAGATGGATGGGTGTCTGTTGATTGCGAAATCAATGTTTCTGGTCCATTGAAAATCGAAGAGCAATGATTCCAGTTCTTCTACAATCAACAACTCCAACAAAACGACAACACAATACTAAGACTAAAAGCAACAAAACACTTTGTGCATTAGTATTGCCAAAGAATAAGGCACAAAGCCTTATAAATAAAGTTGTAGAGAAATCTACATATACTTTAAGTACGCAGTAAATACACATTTATACATTTTAATACGAGGTAACACACTATGGCATCATCATTTGCAGATCTAAAGAAGTCCCGCAACAAGGACTTAGAGAAACTAACACAAGAAGTTTCTAAACTCTCAAACAAAGAAGAAGGTAAAAAATCATACGAAGACCTTCGATTCTGGAAACCCACAGTAGATAAAGCTGGCAACGGTTTCGCAACAATCCGCTTTCTTCCCGCACCAGAAGGCGAAGACGTTCCCTGGATTCAATATTATACACACTCCTTTCAGGGTCCTGGTGGATGGTATATTGAAAATTCCCTCACATCAATAAACAAAAAAGATCCAGTCTCAGAACACAATACTGTTCTTTGGAACTCCGGCATCGATTCAAACAAAGACGTTGCGCGTAAACAGAAGCGTAAGTTGCAGTACATTAGCAACATCTATGTCATTAAAGACCCATCCAATCCTGAGAACGAAGGTAAAGTATTTTTATATAAATTTGGTAAGAAAATCTTTGACAAGCTAAACGATTTGATGAATCCTGAATTTGAAGATGAAGCACCAACGAACCCATTCGATCTTTGGGAAGGCGCCAACTTCAAGCTGAAGATTCGTAAAGTTGAAGGCTATCAAAACTACGACAAGTCTGAGTTTGATCGTCCAGGTCCTTTGTCGCAAGATGATGATGACCTCGAGAACATTTGGAAACAAGAACACGCATTGTCAGAGTTTCTTGATCCAAAGAATTTCAAATCATATGATGAATTGAAAGCTAAACTCAATAAAGTTCTTGGTCTTGATAGCGGTAGCGATGGAGATTCAATCTCTTCTATCGTTGCAAAGAGCGCACCAGCAGCTCCAGTAGCAAGTAAAGCAAAGAAGACTGTTGCTGATGTATCAGACGCTGATGATGACGAATCTTTGAGTTACTTTGAGAAATTAGCAGAAGACTAATTTCAAACTTATATTATGTGAAAGGAGAGCATTAATGCTCTCCTTTTTTTTATCCAGTTATTGGAAGTGCAGTTTGAGTAGTCATTCCTCTTAAAACATCAACACTAGATACTTGTCGAACGACAGTAGTATTATTTGTTGTGTTATTACTATTGTTTCCAGCAACAACGGTGCTTCCACCAGAAGCACCTGATGATCCAGATTTTGCATTTGTTGCTGCTACAGCTGCCGCTGCAGAAGCTGCTGCAATATAGTTTCCAGTGTTTGTTGCAGTTGCTGAAGGAACGATTGCTTGAATATCAGCAAGATTTGTTTTAAAGTCTGCTTCACTTAACATTCTATCAGAATTCAAATCGTAAATTGGATTTCCATTTCTATCATATCCAACTACATTGTCTGGAGCATCAATAACCCAACTACCAGTTTTTTCATTAAACACTCCACGAGGACTTCCACCAACTGGACCAGCCTCATTGTAATCTGTAGGACCTCGCGCTTCTTCTGGTTGCATATAAGTGGCTCTACTTATAGAAGTATCTAATTGCCCAGCCGTTGCAGACAATAGTCCAGAAGCAATTGCATTATAAGAAACTTTCTGTAATGATTCAGCAGTCTTTCCAAGTTCTTCAGTTAATTTGGCGTCATATGTGACACCTTTCTTATAAAGTTCTTCAACTTTTTTAACAATTCGTTTTGCAACTTCATTAGCATTTAATTTAGAATATGCTTCTGGAGTACCAAAGTCAATTTGATCAATAGATGATCCAAGAGGCGCTTGTGGAGTGCCTCTATAGAATGCTATGATAACTCCAAATTTGTTAATTTGTGTACCAATATAATCGAATGCTCCAATATTTGTACCAAGACTTCCAGCTTTCACTTGAAATGCCTTTGCAGCGTTGAATGCAATTTTTAACATTTGATCACAAACTGCAATCCAAGCGACTTGTCCGTTTTGATCTAATTGTCCCCAATCAAGTGTCCAGTTCGTTGTTATTTTTGCAATATCATTATTGTCAGCGTTCCAAAGTATTCTTTGAATTGTTGGATTTGGATCACCACCACTTCCCATAATCAATGAGCCTACAACAAGGAACGCCGCCACAATCCATGTGGCTGGATTCATTGCTAATGCATATGCTGCTTCCCCCATGCCTGCAAGCATCCCACCACCACCAGCAGCTGAAGCGGTTTGAGGAACAGCTGCACCAATACTGCCTTCAAATCCCATTAATGTTCCTGCACTTTGTCCACCAGCATAACTAGCAGCTCCACTAGAAGCTAAAGAAGAAGCGGCTAAAGAAGATCCACCAGCAGCAAGTGTTCCGTCTACAATAGGTGCTGCGGATTGAGTTCCACCAAGCCCAAGAAGATTTGAAATACCTCCAGCCACTTGACCAGCAGCATTAGCAAATGTAGCATTTCCAAACACAGCACTATACGCAGCTTGACCAGCATATTTTAAACCTTGATTGATTGCAAAGTTTGCAAGCATTTGCATGTATGGGTTTTTGACTCCTAATGCTTTCATTGCATTTTGAGTCACCGCTACTCTACCAAGATCAAAAGCCATATTGCCGACTTGTGCTAACGGACCACCAGTATCAAAAAATCCACGAGCACCACCGACGCCCAATGTTCCACCAGCATTCGATCCAGACCCAGTTCGACCTTCAGCTAGAATTCTATTTGTGTCGCCAATTCCTGCGATGATCAATTCATCACGATATGCTTGATCTGCTGCAAATTTTGCAGATTCAATATCAGTTGTTGTAATTGCTTTATCGCCACCTGGAACATTTTGAATCGTAGCACCAGTCGAACTTATATCATCAATTCTACCATAAGCATCTTTAGTAAATGACGATGTGCTATTTAAACTAACTTTCTTACCAGTTCTTGGATCAATATATTCTGTAGGCTTTGCTCCAGGATTCATGAGACTATTAACAGGATCACTAACGGCAGCACCTAAAGTGTTTGCCATGTAGTTGACGCCTTCCATTGGATTCTTGAATCCATACTTAGCGAAGACAGACTCATATCCAGTAGCAACACCAGTGGTGCCGAATATCAATTGTTCAGCAGCTAGTTTCTTATTACCTCTAGCATAATTACCAAGAATCTGACCAGTAAGAATGTTACTCTTTTCAGCATCCATTCCACCGATCATACCAAATAGAAGTCTTCCTCCAGCGCGGGCACCCGCTTCAAGATATCCTGTTGCCAAATTATTGAGTGCTGGTGCAAGCATTCCACCATATTGCTTGCCAAATAGACTTGTCGCTAATTTACTTACACTTCTACCAGCACCAAAAATACTATTTAATTGTTGTCCGCGGAATAGAGCACCACCAGCCGCCTGTTGACTTACACCAATACCCTTAGGAAACAATGTTTGTCTTAATGCAAGACTAATTGCTCTTGGTGCAATCTTTTGAAATTGCATTGCAAAGTTCTTGTTAGTCTCTGCAATGATTTGTTCTGGAGTCTTTAATATTGGACGAATCGGTTTATTTGGAGGAGCAACCGCATTTGCAGTTCTTGCGCTACTCTGTGCAAGATTTTTAAAATTATTTGCTGTATCTTTACCAATTTTTTTAGCAACTTCGATAGTAGCATTTGATGCTTTACGAATTTCAACTCTAACTTCTTCCATCTTTTGAGTTAATGGAGAAACTTTTAGCTGTGGATTTTCTGGGATCTTTGACCCAGAGAATGATGTATCAGCTTCTGGATTTGGACCTTCTTTATATGATCCAAATCCTTGACCAGTAAATACTGGAGTTGTTGGCATAGCATCATATGCTACTTGACTATCTCTTGCTGAATTGAATCCTCGAGATTGTGGTGCTTTTACTGGTCCTGATGCTGGAGTTGAAATTGATTGAGTATCAAATAACTTCTTTTCAGCTCCTCTACGAGCAACTAAACCAGGTTGAACAACTTTAGATGCTTTATTGTAAAGTAGTAAAGCCTGAGAAATTTGTTCATTACTACGTTTTCCATCATCTGTAACTTGTGCTAAAAACCCAGGGCCACCATTATAAACAAAAGAAGTTAAAGCATCTACTTGATTTTGATTCCAGTTATATCCATATTTTTTTCCATAATCAATAACACTTTTTGCAGATTTATTAACGGCGGCTTTCATTCTTGCAAAGCCTTCTTCTTCAGTTATTACTTCATCTATGCTATTTGCTTTAGTTCCGTATCCAATGCTCCATTGTTTATGATCATGAAATGCCTTTGCTTGAAATTTGCCTTCATATTTTTTAATGAAATCTATGGCTCTATCACTTGCACCAGTAACTGTAGTAGGTGATTGTGTTTCATTTCCTACAGGTGCAGCAGCTAATCTAGTTGTTACTGGTGCAACAAATGGTATTGCAGTTGCTGCTGGTACTGCAGAAGTTGTTGCAGCACTTGCATTTGCAGCTCTCATTGCAGCTTGTTTTGCTGCTTTACCTCCCATTGGATTTGGAACATTTCCTAAAACATTTCCAGCTTGATTTGCTGGAGAATTCATTTCAGCGTTAACTTGTTTTGCTAGTTTTGGATCTCTTGTTACTTGGCCAAGACCTAAATCTGGAAATTTTAAATTAGTGAACCAGTTATTAATTTCACCAAATGCAGAAACTACATAATTTGTAGCAGTTGTAAGAGATGATGTAATAGTATCTTTAATATTATTAAATGTGGGAACAAAATCATCAAATATTTTTGTTACACTTGCACTAACTTCTCCGAATTTTTGACTAAGTATTTTTCCATAATTTTCTAAATCTGGAAGAATCTTCTCAAACATCTTACGCCCAAAATCAGAGTCGCCTATTGCTCCTCCGATAGCAGATCCAATTGCTACTCCAATAGGACCGCCAATCATTCCGATGAGACCACCAACAGTAGCACCGATTGCTCCTGGAGCTAAGTCTTTAGCAACACCAGAAATTGATTCGCCGCCATTAGCCACTCTATCATATGCATATAGTGCGCCAAGACCAAGACCAGCTATTCCAGCACCCTTTACTACTTTTCCCTTTATACTTCCTCGGCGACCCCTTCCGCCACGTCCGCCACCACCACCACTCAAAAGTCTATCAATAATCCCTTCAGTAGCTCCGGAAACTAATGCAGAACCTATACCTGGTCCTTCCTCATTTCCACCACCCCCACCTTTACCACCACCTTTAGAACCAAGATTATTAATTGCATCTAATAATTTACTATCTCTTAATGCCTGTTCTCTAGCATTTTCTTCGTCATATTGAGATTTTGTTTTAGCAGAATCTACTTGATATCTCAATAGTCTAGTTTGTTCAAGAATATTCGCATTGATCAATTGCAATTCACGAACAACAGCACTATTGAAGTTTGAACTATCAGATGGTCCGCTAGATGAAGCTGATCCTCCGCCACCACCTTTTCCACCACCACTACTTCCAGCGCGAGAGTTAGCACTATTTCTCAAACTTTGAGCAAATGAATATGCACCAGTTACACCAGGCATTTCAGATGTTGCAGAGCCTCTTATCGCTGCGCCTATTCCAGTAGCTGAACCTCTTGCAGCGTTTCTAGCAGCTTCAGCTAAAGCTGCTGCGTAATTTCCTATTGATGCCATTAGCCTCTATCCAAAACAGAATCAGGATTCGAATTAATCGCAGGTTTTTTAACTACTGGTCTTGATGGTTTAACATCATTGACTGGACTTACTGTGTCTGTGATTTTTTCTGAACTAAAAGTAGTTTGCTGTTGAATTGGCGATGGGGAACCAATAGTTGTTGGGAATGTACTAGCACCAGCAATCTTTTCTTGTCCACGACTCCAAGCAGCAACTCCAAGTACTGCACCCATTGCTAGATGATACAATCCTGCGCCTTGAAGAGTGATTGGATTCCATTGACTTGAAACATTACCATGTTGAACTGCTTGAAGCACCGACCATAAAATTGGAAAAATAACAAAATCAGCAATACAAGTTACCATGTATGACCATCCCATCATTGGGCGCCATTTGCTATTCATCCAGTCTTCTTTTTTATGGTGGTGCTTAGTTGTCATCGATTCCTCGCCTGTTGATTTTGTGCTTCTATCTTGTTATTTTGTTCTTCAATGTGCTGAGCCAATAACATTAAATATAAATCACGTTCAAAAGGAATCATTTCTTCCAGCACTTCTAAACTGTATTTATGATGCTGAATAAGAGCAAAATTAGTTTTATAATAATTTGCTAAATTATCATTGCCCATCACAATACGAAAAAATTTGACATTCCTTCTAGTGTGACTTTATCATGTGAACCGCAACCACCACATGTCCATTCAATTTCTTTTTTGACTTTAGGCATTGAAGTGAAGAAGTTATTGATTTTCATGAACTGTTCTTGTGAAAGATTGTCAATGAACTCAATCAATTCTGTGCGTGTAATGTCTTCAGTCTTGTAAATCTCTTCTTTATCATAAATGTATTCAATACAATTTACAATAGACTCCATTGCGGCGTCCATTTGATTCTTTGATTTTTTGCTTAGATGCTTTAGACTTGCAGCATCAAGTGTTGGATATTTCATTTTGATCCCAACTTGATTCTCTTCGTCAATGACAATATTGTCTGTGTGACCAATTTCTTGATCCACTTCAATCTCCGTTAGATTGATATTTACAAGTGTAGTATGATCACATTCTGCACCTTCATCATTGTATCCAGTACGATGACGCATACGCAATTCTACACTTTCTCCGATAGACTTTGCTCGTAGATTGATAAAGAAATATTCTAAATCAAATGTTGGCATCTTCTCTACATCAACTTTATCGATTGCACAATTGTTGATGATTTGTTTGATTGCAACTAGATTTGCATTTTGATCGTTTGATTCCATAGCCATTAAAAGAATCTTCTGTTCTTTTACTAGAAAAGGTCTATACTTGACGGTTTGTTTTGTTGACGGCAAAGTCAATTCAAAGATAGGCGAATTAATTTTCGGTAAAGGCATAATAATCTCCAAAAAAAGAAATAATTTAAAGCACTAAAGGTAGTGTATAATAGCGATAGTTGAGTGTAACAGAGAAACGTTGATAAGAATTAGATTCATCCCAAGAAGCATTCATAGGAGAAATTGCTATCGGATAAATGTCGTGCATTACAAAGTTCATAACTACTTCAGCTTTTGTGTTTAATTGTTTAACTGAAAGTCTTACTCCTTTTGCATAGTCTTCATAATATTGAACAAGTCCTGGATTGAGTGAGTCAACAAAAGTTAATCTTCCAGCAGAATCTTTTACTACAATATCATATCCTGCTGGATTAATTATGTTATCAATCCAATTGTCAAAGAACATTCTTTCTTTTTTATCTTCAGAGCATATGATACTTAATTGAATGTCGCCATACGTTACATCATATGGAAGTTTTAATGTTGTTCCACCTCCACCAATGTCTTCGTTTGTTGCAAGTGTTTTTCCAGGAAATTCAGCTTTCTCACATCTAAAACTAAATGTTTCGTTGATTTTATATGCGCCTAAACCAAATGGTTTGAATTCGTATCCACCTAATTCAGCAATAAAATAGTTTGGGCGAACCATAGCTTTGATTGAATTTTTAAAGTTTGATACGTTAAAAAAATTGTTTACAGTAGTTGCCATTTATGCTCTCGATATTTTTCTAATAGAATCTTCATGAACTTTTCTTGTATCAGCTTTTCTAAATGATTCTGTTGGGAGAAACAATGCAATATCCCATTCGTTTACGTTTATCTCTAAAAACTGTGATCTAACATGAGTTCTCAAATACTTTTTAAGTGTAGGCTTATAATATCTATACTTTGAAGCTGATTGTAAAATTGAATACGAAATCTTAACTCTTGTCGTAGCATCATAATTCTTATTTGTCAAAGTAGAATACAAAGCATCCATCAATTTAGCCCTAAGCATTAGAGGCAAATAGTGAAAGTTAATACCCAAGAATCCATCTGACTCAAACTTCACAGGAAAGATTAATGGAAATGTGTCATAGTACGGCAATTCTTTTTTCATCTTTGGATCATAAGCAAAAGCGTACATATAACCAATTTCCATTGTTCCAACTTTTCTTGTTGGATTTGTCAATCTCTCCATTTGCGAAGCTGGAATATTTGACGCTAAGTTTTTAACAGAGTTTCTATACCAAGTTCTCGCAGCCTTGCTTTTTGCAGGCACGATTCCTTTTAACAAACCTTGTTGTATAATTTTGTCGAATATATCCATATATTCTATTTATCTCAAATCTTTATCGGTAATTATTCTAAATTCCCAATTCCTATCTTTAGCGTATTCGGTTGCAGCTTCCCATTTTGCTTGATTCACACCCCAAGTCTTCACCTCATTTAGAAATCTTCTAGTGGGTCTACCGGTAGGGGTGTCTTTTCTTTTTGGTGGTTGTGTTTGAATCGCTGGTTTTATTTCAATAAGAACAGATTTTAGATTTCCATCTCTATCTCTATATCTCATCCAAAAATCAACAAAGTATCTATGATATCTATTGTCAACTGGAGAAACATAAGGAACGACAACTTCTTCTGAAGACCATTCAAGTATTGATGAATTCGTATCACAATATACCATGAATCTACGCTCTAAAAGACTTCGATAAATAATCTTAGTCGGATCACCCTTATACTTTTGATAGTTTTGTGGTTTAAATTTACCTTTGTATGACATAAATAGAATATAATTTAGATAGGAAAAAAATGGCTACACAACTAGATACGGTAACTGTTAGGGGCGGTGGATGGAGTTATCCATCAGCCAGTCAATTGAATTTTGGAACAGATTACGCTGGCTCAGATTTTGTAATTCCTGTTGTTAGATTTCAATTTGCAGATACATTGGGCGATGATCTTGCAAATGCTCCAATTATTTATATTAAAATGGGTGGCACATTTCAATCTGGATTATCCAATCAATGGAACGCAACAGCAAACATTTTTGGAAGTCCCTCTACTGGAGCTGATGATTCTGGTTTAGGAGTTATTAAAAGAATGGGTGGTGGATTCTATGAGGCATTACAAAAACAAATAATGAACTCGGTTGGCTCTGCTGCTGGTGCATTTGCTTCTGCTGGACAATCTGGAAAAGCAAACTTTGAATACTTGCAAAGAAAAGTATTCAACAACTTTCAACAGTTGATTTATTCTGGACCAACGTTTAGACAATTTACATTGCCATTTTCAATGAAGCCTACTAGTTTAGTAGAAGCGCAAGCAATGCGAGACATTATACAAACATTTAGATTGGCATCTTCTCCTAGGACAGGTCCTGCTATAGATTCTGGAGATCCAACACAAACACAAGATGGAAATAATTATGATGATGAATTATCAAGATCAAATGGTGGGTTGGGATTAAGTGGAAGCGATTATGAATCGGGTGCAGGAGCAACTGCTGATACAACATATTCTGGAGCTGAATTTGACGCATTGATTGCTGGAAGTGGACAAAGCAAATTATTTGATTATCCAGACATGTGTAGATTTCAATTGATGTTGTATAGTTATCAATCAGAACTAGTTACTCTATTTGAGTCTGGATTATGTGTTATAGAATCTGTTGCTGTAGACTATGGATCTGGAAATAAGATGACATTCTTCGATTCAAGTACGAACGAATATTTTCCAACAGATGTTACTTTAAACATTGGATTAAAAGAAACAACACTTCTTACTGCAAGTTCAATAGCTGTAGATAGTCAAAACACAATTTTATAAACTATGAGCATATTTCAATTCTATCCAAAAGTTGCTTATAAAGTTGACAATGTTGATTACATCAAAGCAATCGATATTACAACTTCAATAAAAATAAAAGATTTTTTCAAGTCATATCGTGGAATATCTTTTACTCCTTACGCTGTAAAAGATGGCGAACGTCCAGATTATGTTTCATTCAAAGCATATGGAACTCCAATGTATGATTGGATTGTTTTACTAGTCAATGAAATTTATAATATCTACGATGATTGGCCCAAAAATACTCAGACATTGAATTCTTATATTGAAGAAAAATACGGAAGTGTAGCATCAGCTATTAGCACAGTTCAATATTATTATAATTTAAATAACGACATAATCGATCAAACAACTTGGCAAAGTTTACCATCAAGTCAAAGAAAATCAGAGACTCAATACGAATATGAATTTCGTAGAAACATCAATAAGTCTAAAATAAAACTAGTCAAACGCGACATGATTAATGCGGTAGACATGAGTTTAAAATCAATCATATCTAAACCAGTTCTATGACAACTAATCAAGAACTATTTAATGCTTATACTGACATTGATCAGGAAAGTGAATATCGTTTAACTGATGTTAGAAACACGACTGCAACTATTGCTGGTGGTACTGTAAACGTTGCAGACGTAAGTATTGTAGTTCGAAGTGGAGAAAGAATCACACTTGCTGGTCAATATTCAAACATTTCGATTCATGAAGATATTTTTGCATCATGTATTTCTGGAACAATCACTATCATCGATTCTGTTGGGTTTTTAGAAACGTTTCGAATTAAGGGTGGAGAACAGATCAATATTAAGATTACAAAGCCAATCACAAATGATATTATCATTTGGAGAGAAGATTTAATCGTACATAGAATTAGCGAATCGTCAGTTGATCCAGTAACACTAGGTTCTACATTTGATTTGCAATTTGTTTCCAGATCACATGTAAACTCTTTAAAGAAATCTCTATTCAAAAGTTATAAGAATATTTCGTACAAAGAAGCTGCTAAGTTAATTTACTCAGAAATGTCAGTAAATGATTTAATCGTAGATGATCCAAATTTAACTCTAACTAAGCCATTCATTTCAACTGGATTGATGCCACACAAAGCAATGGAGTTTCTTTGCAATCGTGCATGTAAAAAAGACAAGTTTTTTGTTTTCTTTGAAAGACTAGTTCCAGTCACAGGAACATATACAGACAACAAACCATTTACAGCTTCACATTACTTTGGAAGCATAGAGTCTTTAATATACGAAGCAAATAGAAATAGAGTAGAAACAATTTACTTTAATCAAAAATTAAATTTATGGCTTGAATCTGGAGAAATCATTAGAACTCCTATGTTACAAAGAGATTCTAATTTTAATCATGTTCAAGCGATGCTTCTTGGATTCTATAATACGACAATGACAACTATAGATCCAATCTCAAGAACTCATTCGACAAAGAAGTTTGGATATGCAACAGAAGACACAGTAACGAACGATTTCAATCCTTATAAATTGATTGACGATTATAATATTTTTAATGTATACAATGACGCTAAGAATGAAATCCCCGGAAGAAAATTAATTGCTTCGTCTATCAATGACACCGCGAGTAGAAGCAGTTGGTTGCCCGACAATATTGTTGGTCAAATTTCAAAGACTTTATTTAAGATTGACGTAGAAATACAGGGCGGAACTAACAATATCGGTATAGGAAATATTGTTAATCTATATTCTCCAAGTCAGTCTGAAAGATTATCTAATCCTACGAATTCAAATTTAATTCCAAATCGATTAGAATCTGGAAAGTATTTGGTCACTACAGTTGATCATAGAATTCGCCCAGGAGAATATGTTAAAGGTTTGACATTAAGTAGAGCATCATCACCGATAGATCACAATAAGACCGTAGCTGGAGCTGAAATTGATTTTTCGCTAGATATTGCAACAATTAGAACAAGTATTGGCGATGTTAAAAAGAAGGCAGATTTAGATAACTCATCCATAGTAGACAACTGGAGAAACAATAGGGTACCATCATGAATTCAGTAAAATTATCTTTTTCAGAATTTGTTTTAATGAAAGACTTTCATGCAAATGAACTTTGCGAAAAACAGATTCTTTATAATAATGGAAAGAAATATGGTCAAATAGTGTTTCTTGCTGGAGGCGCTGGATCTGGTAAAGGATTTGCAATTAAGAACTTTATGCCGGGAAGTGATTTCAAAGTTCGTGATGTTGATGAAATGAAACTTGCATTTCAAAAACTCGATTCTCTTCAAAAGTTTACAACTAAAGATTTGTTAGCGAAATATGGTGATAAAATCTCAGATAAAGATAGAGCAATTATTGATAGAGAATTGACCGAGAAAGGTCTTGGTATGTCGGATCTTAATTTAAAGACACCAACTCATGTGTATATTCTTCATGTGCTAGTTCGTGCAACTGGTGTTAAAGATAAAACTTTAGACTTGATGCTAGATGGTGCGGAAAAAGGAACACTTCCAAATAT